GTTTGGTTCGGTTGGTTGAATTGGTTCGGTTGGTTGAATTGGTTCGGTTGGTTGAATTGGTTCGGTTGGTTGGGTTGGTTGGGTTGGTTCGGTTGGTTACCATGACCCGATAACTCGCCAGCCACCAACAAAACCAACAAAACCAACAAAACCAACAAAACCAACAAAACCAACATGTGGGGAGTCATTTAGTTTTGTACTTGAGGGGTTGGCTCTGAAAAGGCCGGAAAAGCCTGTTATTACTGGGCTGAGGCCGGATCGCTAAGAAATCGTTACGACAATAGGTTTTGTACCTTTTTCAACGAAAACGGGCAGAAAAGCGCTAGATTTCGCGCTGAATGTATCGCGAAACTGCGTCCGAAATCTCTTCTTTGTCCTCGTCGCCGATGCCAAGGAATGGTCGGGCCGGGATGTCGCCCCAGGGGATGGGGATCTGCATTGGGCTGAGGCCCTCACCGTCGAATTGAAACGCTCCGGAGGCGGAGCCGTACTGACCTTTCTTGGCTCCGAGTTGATGGGTGATTCCGTAGATTTCTGAGACGCCGGCTTCCGCGCTGTCAGCATCGTGAGCACCGTTGACGCTGCTGACCAGACTGCCTGAATCCTTGAGAATCGGCCCATCGGGATCAGCGCGTCGACTCTTGGTCACTGGTGACAGTTCAGCCCAGGGCGCGCCGGTCGCCGGATCTTCTTGGTTCTCGAATGCACGCTCCGTGGCGTCGACGAGGATTCCCTCGATCTCTGCCATCAGAGGTGTCAGGTCGTCTGCAGCACCCTGAAGGCCGGCAAGTGCTGCCATCACTTCTCGATCGTCGACCTCGATCCGAAATGGCTCAGTCATTGAAAATTACCTTGGGAAGTGGCATCTTGGAGCTGCGCCGGTGGCGCCGGGTGTCGGATGCGGGCAGGCGCGTAATCTGGCATCCCCGAGAGTGGCGGCCTGTCCTGGCCACGCACTCGACCCCACCGGCGCATTTATCTCCCCCACAGCATCATCCCTAGTCGCTGCACGTTCATGTCGGCCAGGTTCTTGCGCATGAAATTCCACAGGATGCTGCCGTCGGCGTTTTCCCTTACTACCCCGAGCACCGGTTCGTCTTTGTCTGATCGGAACAGCGCCAGGTACCTCATTCTGATGTGATCGCCGTAATCGACCGCCCAGATCTCGAACGGATTCTCGAGTGTCGGCACGATGAAGTTAGCATATTGCTCGCGGGCACCACCCTGACGGACCACGTATTCGATAGTTGGCTTCGTGACCAACACGTCTCCTACGGGTGTCGCAACCCGCCGACGATCCGAATCTCCCAAGCCGACCGCAGCGGTGACCGCAACAATTGCCTGCGCTACGCTCTCGCTGCGATCAATGCGGGAAGGGGCATCATTGAAGAATTCGTTCGGGAGCGTGCGGATGTCAGGCCGACCGAAATCGCGCCAGGTCTGCTGGCCGCTGACGGGCCGGATGCAGCCCTTTTTGCCGCCGACGAATTGTCGGCCAGGACCGCAGTCTGGCAGCGCGCCGACTCGATCCCACAACGCGAGCTGCCCCTGGTTCCCGTTGAATCCAGGATCAGTCCGAAACGTCGCAGGCATGCCGTTGGCATCGCGACCTCGCCAGGTGGTGACCGGCTTGAAGATGACCTCGCCGGTCCGCTTGTCGATGCCGGCTTCGACCATCGACTGCGACAGCTTCCCCTCTGAGCTATCGACCTTCAGTCCTTCTCGATCGAGACGGAATTGCGACAGCGTCCGTACTCGGCATCGACAATTGAATCCATTCGGTGGATAGATCAGATCCCAGATTGGATCATCGTGCCGAAAGACCTTTCGATGCAGAGCGGCGTGGCTCGGCCGCGTCCTCGAGTCCATGATCGCGAGATACTGCCAGTATGGACGGGCAGCGGCCAGCGCTTTCTGCCGGCGATATCGGCCAGCCTGGTAGGCGCTGAATTTGTTTGTGCGGTAGATCGTTCGCAGCCGATGTGGTGAACCAAGCTGCACCTTTTCCGCGCCACCAGCGGAATCGACAATGATCTGCTTGCCCCACCAGCCCTTCGCCTTCAGCTTCGGCTCGAGCGCTCGGATGAACTCGCGCTCGGTGATGCCTTCGGTCAGCACTTCCTGCATGGCCTCCCGGATATCGGACAGCACATCAAGTCGAGTGGCCTTGGCGACGGTGAACGCCCGCGCCTGTGCTTGCTCGGCCGCTTCCCACCAGTTCCAGGTGATCTCGAAGCCCTTCGACTCGAAGTAAGCGATCGCCTCGGCAGGTGGCAGCCGCATCACGTACGAGAGATTGACTGGATCAGGCATTCAGCCGGCCCCAGGTATCTGCGACGAAGAGCACCCGTGCCAGAAGGTCCTGCAGACGCCGATCATCCATGTCTGGATAGGCCTCGGCAAGATAGCCGAGCGCTTCGTCCGGACCGTGTTTGGCGATCACATCAAACAGCGGCTGCAGCATGGCCTCAGCCTGGCCCTGCAGCTCCTGGTCGTCGATGCCCTCGAGCATCTTTTCCAGCTCAGCCTGATCCGGGAAGTCGGCCTGATTGAAATCATGAACGCTGCCGCAGTCCGGGCAGGCATGTGCTGAGAATTCCGGGCCCCCGCCCGAAGCTGCTGCATTTTGAGTCGGTGACGGCAGTACATCTTCACCATCGGCCGGCATCGGGATCTGCAGCCGCTCGTAGGCAAACTGCGAAGGGATCGCCAGAAACTTCCGTGCGCCATCGATGACTTCGACCCACTCTTTCCGCGCTTCGCCCTCCTCCCAGAACTCAAACTTCGGTGGCTTGGCATTGGCGACGTTGAGCTCCGTGATCCAGGCGAACAGCTCGTTGAATGTATCGCTGATGATCTGACGATCACTCTCATTGACAGAGACCTCGCGCTCGCGATGGGTTTCGCTCGCGGCGCGGCTGCCTTCGCCCTGGATCTCAGTGGCAAGCGTCTGGCTGGTGAGCGCCTTGCTCATCTCGCGGTTGCAGAGATTGATGAGGTTCTCGTGGACCGCTGCCTTACCGGAATCGGTGGACAGCAGTTCAACTTCGGAGCCTTGCGGGATCGCCGCGATCGCGTCTTCGACCATGTTTCTCAGTGCATCGGCCAGCGCGTCCTGGTCATCCTTGATCGCGCCCTGAGGATAGCGGCCGATCGCCCAGGGCAGACCATACTTCTCAGCGAACTTGACGAAAAACCGGAACCCGCTGTGCTTGAAGGTGTAAGGCCAGAAGCAGCTCGAGTAGACCGCTACGCCGTAAGGATTCTCCTGGCTAGGCATGTGGCGTGTCAGCAGCCACTTTTTCTGACCGAGCTCGATGCCTTCGACAGGGTTCGTCCGCGTCTTGAGCCGCAGTTCATTCTCCTGGCCGAAGTTGAATCGCCGCTGCGGTCGATCCAGCACCATCTCGGGCAACAGATAGCTGCCTTCTCGCTTCCACACGACCTCGTGTACCGCGAAGCCACGAAAAACGGCCTGGCCCATCATCCAGATCACGTCGGACCAGTGCATGCCCGGTGCCGGCCGGCCCGCCATGATCATTTCACAGAGCTCGAGCGCGCGCTGGTCGGCCGATTCATCGCCGCCCGCCTCGAGACGCCACTCGAAGCCCAGCAAAGCCGATCGGACTGACCGCAGCTCGCCGAGGACGTGGGCATCCATTCCGATACCGTCGTAGGCTTCCTGATCACGATTCAGGCGTCGCAGAATCGGATCCGGATTCGGCAAGAACCGGAGCGCGTTGGTGAACAGGGGATCCGTGGAGCGCGTGGCGATCGCCTGCGCAAGCCCGGATGTAGCGATGCGATTGAGTTCCATCAGTAGCCTCTCAGATCAGCGCGCTCGCGCCGGTGTCGAGTGACGATGCTATTGCCGCCGGCGCGGCTCTGCGCCAGCGACCAAAGCATGTGAAGTGCGTCTGGCCCGTCATCGTGATCAGCCATCGGCCAGTGACGCAACTGCTCCAGTAACGTTGGATGCTTGAGACTGAACCGGATCAGGCCGTTGGCGACGTGGGGTTGCAGACTTGCGATGCGCAGATCCTTGTCCGCATGAGGTGTGACGCCGACGGCCGGCACGGGGATGTGACGCTTTGCTGAACGCTTCACCAACTCCGTCCGCATGAACTCCTGAAACTGAACCGCCTCGACCGCCCAGGTCAAGCAGCGATAGATCTTCTGCAGCTCGATGATGCGCTCGATGATCAGATCCGGCAGTCGCTTGGCGATTTCAGCCTCGACGACATCAAGCACGCCCTTCTCCCGATCAAAACCACCAACCAGGATCGCGCTGGGATCCCGTCGCCGGCCATGCTTGCCCAGGCTCGGATCGCAGGCACCGAAGTAGATCCACCGCGGGCAGGGCTCGACCCAGTAGATCAGACCGGCGAAAGGCGCGTCTTTCTCGCTGATCGGGTCGTTCTGGTATTCAGAGTCAAATGCGCTGTGGCTCTTCGCCCGAATGATCATCAGACGCACCAACGGGCGGGCCGATGGCCAGCTGACCCGGCTGCCCGCTTCCATCGTTTCCTGATGCTGAAAATAGAACCGCATCGCAGCATCCTCACCGCGATTTAGCAGGCGCTCTTCGAACTGTTCCCACAGATCCATCCGCGCAGGCCAGTCGATCACGGCCTGGAAGCGCTTGCGCCTCCACAGTGGGTTTTTGAGCAGGCGGTTAAGCACCGAGTCGTAGTGCAGCACGGTTCCGATGATGATGACATCCATGCTGCCGCTGGCATCGCCGAGCTGCAGCACGGACTTGAGCAGCCAGCTTTCGAGCTTGTCGCGCTGCTCTGGGCTGCGGACGTTCTCATCGTTCTCGAGGTCATCGCCGATGACCAGGTCCGGTCGATGCGGGCCGTGCCGGCGACCACGGATTCGCTTACCTGACCCGAAGGCCTGCACTTTTCGGTTGTTGCGTGTGATGATCAGCCCTTGCTGCCAAACCCGTCCGCGACCGCAGACCGTGGGCCAGTCATTGAGCAGACGAGGATTGGTGTCCATCTCCGCCTTCAATCCTTCGAGCTGCTCTGCGGCTTGCTCGAATGCGTCCATGATCAGGCAGACGTAATGCTTGCGGTTGGTGAGGACACACCAGATGACAAAGATCATGCCGACGATCGTGGACTTGGCTTCCCCACGTGGTGCGGCGATCGCCTGGTGAACACCTCGATCCTGCGCGACGATCTCAGGCAGTTGCGCATAGAGATACTCATGCAGCACCGAATTCTCAAACTTCACGTAGTGCGGAAAGTAGGTACGAGCGAAGAATTCGAAGTCAGTCTGCGATCGTTGCCGGCGTTGATCGGCTGCAGCGGGATCAGGCTCGAAGCCCTCCACGCTGGTCTCGATCTGGCGTCGAAGTTCAGTGCCGAGTTCGGCCAGCCGTTTCTCAAACTCATGACGAGATAGATCAGCCATAGTTCGAAGCCAGCTGCTGGCCGAAGGGCTCCAGCACCGTGATCAATGCTTCGGCATGCTCCGGATGATTGGCCCGTACAAACTTCGCGAACGAGTCGAGCACTTCGAGCGCCATCGCCAGGCGACCGATCTCCGGCGCGCCTTTCGTCGCCGCCCGCATCGTCTTGGTGTAAGCGTCACTTAGTCGCGAGATCGCTTCGGCTTTTTTCAGCGGGTCAACAGCTGCATCGCGGATCTCTTCGACGGTGGACTGGAACAGCACCGCGAAGTCCTCAAGGAGCTCCGCGGTCAGGTCTCCGAGCCCGCCGGTCGCCACCCTCGCCGCCTGGCGTGCCTTGTCCCAGCACAGCCCATCGGCTTTGTCGGTGCGCTTCCACTTTTGCGCTGTAGAGTAGCTGACGCCCACGCGGTCGGCTGCAGCTTCAAGCGGCAGCCGCTCGCGGACGTAGGCGTTACGGACCGCCTCCCGGATCTCTTGGGAGTAGGCCATCGCTCAGCTCCCCAGGCTGCGCTTGAGGTATTCGACAATCAGCGTGATGCCGAGACCTGCGAAGCCGCCACCCACGGCACCGTGTACGGCTGAGCTTTTCTCTACCGCCCTCAGTCGCGTGTCCAGTTTTGCGATCGACTCAGCGTTCGATTGCGATGTGGTCTGAAGCGCATCGATCTTGCCCTCGATGCGGCCGAGAGCGCGTGCGATATCGACGTCGGCCGGCCGGACCGATTCATTGTTGGAGGTACTGCTCATTCAATTGCCTTATCGCTGCTCGGTCCATTTGACAGACCTCGATCACGCCGTAGAGCTCGACGTTGAGGTCCAGGGAATCACTCCAAAGCATCCAGGGCGGAGGCTGCGGAACATCGATCGAAGAAACGCGGTCAGCCGGAATCGGGACCCATTGGCGAACCGTCTTCGTGACCGGCACGGTGTGCACGATCGGCTGCATCGAGCACGCGCTCGACAGCATCGCCAGGCACAGGATCACCAGCGCACTCATCAGACTCGAGCGCGCGACGGAGCTGTGTCTGGAGAGTTGCGACGCGGCGCTGGAGCTGCTCGAGCTCGGAGGCCCGAATCGAGGCATCGGCAAGACGTTCGGATTCGACGATGTTGGTTTCACCGATGCACTCCGCAAGGTCCGTCTCCAGTTCCAGTGCGGTCTTGGCGTTGGCGGCAGTGGTGTCCTTGCAGACCTGAAGCGCCGTATTGGCCCCACCCAGCTCCTCCTGCTTGACTCCGAGCTGCCAGGTCTGCCAACCCAGCAGCGACGCCAGCAGTAGGATTGCCACCCCGCACGCGATCAGTCCCTTGAGCATCGTCGATCGGCCCGGAGGCACACCGGCTCCCCAAGCCAGCCCGCAGCGGCATATTGCGGCTCAAGGTTCAGCAGGATCCGAGTGACGTATCCTCGGTTCTCCTCCCGAGCCCACTCCGCGCGGTCGGTAAATCGCTCTACGTGGCCGAACCATTGATCCGAATCGAAGCCGGCCGCCGAGGTCAATCGACGATCGCGACCCAGCCAGCCGATGCCGCCGTTGTAGGCACTCAGCGTCATCGCCCATCTCGAGCAGTTGTCGGCAGGTCCAACCCGGTCGAGCAGCCAGTCGGCATATCGCACCTGTGCCTGGATCGCCCACCTTGGATTCAATGGATCGGCCGGTGCTAGCGCGCTGGGATAGATCTCGGCCATCCAAGCCGCCGTGGTTGGAATGAACTGCGCCAGACCGCAGGCGCTGGCCCAGCTACAGACATCGGGTTGCCAATAGGACTCCTGGTGCAACTGCGCAGCCAAACGGGCCACAGGCGCTTCGACACCGAAGGTGGCCTGCGCCTCGCTGACCAGCATGCGCTCGTATTGCCATGCGGCTTCCGGAATCTGCGCTTCAGCCTCGGTCAGCATCAGAATCGCCGGCAAAGCGACGATCATCAAATAGACCAGGTAGAGGGCCTTCATTGGCCGATACAGCGGAGCATTAAAGTGTTCGAAGAGGGTCTTCATACCGCCACCCCCACGCCGATCATGCCGGCCGAGATCACCAGGGATTGCCCCAGCCCAGCCAGACATCGATGCAAGGGCTCGGTGTACTGACTGACATTCAGCTTCATCAGCCGGCGCGAGACAACCCAGCCAATGAGCGCGCCAGTGGCGACCTGGCCAACGGACCCAAGCCAGCGCGACAGGTAGCCGCTGGCCGCAAAGCCAATCAGCAGCACGGCGACGACCAGAAGTGCGATCACCCACACTTCCAGTCCGCGAATCTTCTCGATCAGGGATTTCATCACATCACCTCACACCTCGGACGAGCGTTGATAGACACAAAAGCCGTAAAGGCCTGAGTTGTCATCTTGGGTGGTGAGAGGAACTGTGTTCAGCGTGAAGGGGTTCACGCCATCGCCTGAAGGCGCTTATCAGTCTGCACCGAAATCGCCATTGGCGCAAGCGTCGAAGAGCTGGCCTTGGCGATCGTCGACGTCAGCCTGGCGACGCTTGCGAGCACAGATCTCGAGCACCCAGCGCCGGGTAATATCGAACTCGCGAGCCAGCTCAGACTCCGTGGCACCGGCCTGACGCTTCTGCCAGAGGTCTTCGTCTCTAACCTGAATCAGCAGCTTGTCCTTCTTCGGCAGCTCCAGGCGCTCGCCGCCGTGGTGCTTAACCAGCTCAGTCAGTGCGGCTTTGCCGATGACCTGCGCTAACACTCGATCGCCTGTGGCCTTCTTGGGTATCCACACCTGCTGTCCACCGCGCGCGTTGATCAGCTTGATAGTGGCCGCATAGCCAACCTGCTGTACCAGCATCTTGAGCTGCGGCGGAAGACGGTTAAGATCGACGCCAGTGTCCATGCTCAGACCCGCACGTCCTTCAACATCTCCACCAGCGCCTGGCAGTGGCGCTTCGAGGCTTCTCGGTCGACCTCCGGTGCATCCAGACTGAGCGGCTGCGGCCGCGGTGGCAGTACTTCCAGGAGCTGCTTCGGTGCCGGCCAGCGATCCACCCGGGTAGCAAGGCGGGTAAAGGCCTCGAGGAGACGGCCGGCGTCTTCTTCCCGCCAGGCCTTGCCGCAGTTCCACAACAAGTGGATCCACAGCTTCTTCGTCGCTGGCATGAGATCCAGCGCGGGCTCGTAGGGCAGGCTAAGCGCGACCAGGACTTTCAGTCCGTCTGCCACCGTGCGCCGGAACCAGAGCGGTGCCTCAGTCTTCATCGAGCAGCTCCAGAGCGGATTGACGCTTCGACTTTGGCCCGCCGCGTGCGGAAGCGATCGCGGTCAGATCGGCGGGCTCGTCCATCACCGCGGCCAGCACCTTCTCGAAGTATCGATGGTTGCTGAGCGGCTGCCACTCGCTGCCCTTGCGGCGTTCATCAAGCGCGGCGACCGTGCGCAGGCAAGCCGTCGCCAGCTGGGCATGCTGAGCACCGAAGCGCTCCGCGATCGCCGTGACTTCCTGAGCCAGCTTCAGCGCGCGTGACCACCGCAGGGCCTGCTTCTGAGGCTTGAACAGCCCGAGATAGGCCACCAGCGCGGAGCCGGCCTCGCCGGCCTCCTTGACCAGCGCGAACAGCTTTCGTGCATCCATGTCTTCGGCCAGCGCCGAGAGTTCGAGACGACTATTGCAGTGAGGGCAGATCAGGTTCATGCGAAGCCCTTCGGCTGGCTTGCAGCAAATAGCGTTCGTTGCTGATGTTGCTTCAGAAGACGGAAGTGCTCCATGAGCCTTTGGAAGGCATCAGCTGGAGTTTTTCCTCGAGCAATGAATCCGCACATGGTGCAGCACCAGTGTTCGCCTTTCTCAATCGCGTAATCGTCTTTGAGTAACCGGATCCTCGGTTTGCGATCGCGAATGATGATCGGAACAGCCACCAGATCTGAGGTCATACTCGCTTACCTCCATGTCGATAACCACGATTTCTGTTCTTAGCCAACTTGGCTTGTACAGCAGCGTCGATGTCGAAGCCCATGCCGCTCGCGCAGTCGAGTACTCGAATCAGAATGTCCGCCATTTCTTCCGCAAAGTTATCGATGTCGTCGGCACGTAATGCCTCGAGCGCTTCGGATGCCTCAGAGTGAATCAAAGCAATAATGGCCGGTATTTTGTAGCGGTCAGCCCACTCACGCTGTTGCAGGACACTCCAGCCGTTCGCTTTATTGATGGCTCGTACTTCTCTAGCTAGATCATTCAAAGTCCTTGGTGAGCTCATAAGCCGACCGCCTCCGGCAC